ATGCCTATCATCTCTGAAATATTCTCTTACCTCTGTTTCAAATGGCCTCACTGTATAGTTGCCCGATTCATCATATGTTCTTCGAGCAAGAGTTTCTTCAAATTCGCTATATGTTGGATATTTTTCTGAATATACAACCACTCCACCTTTTACTCTTAATTTTTCTAAGAAATCAGAAGTAGAATAGTTTTCAAGTGTTGCATCATTTACAACATCTGGAAACGGATGTTGAGAAAGAGTCAATTCTAATTTATATCTATCACCCCCTGGCGCCGCATAGTTATACGAACCAAATGCATTATCAAGTAATGTAACATCTTCCTCAGATTCTATTGATTCTCTTGATATATCAAAACCAACTTTCGCAGTAGGAAATTGAAATAATCTCACACCTATAAGATTTTCGTTACCAACATAAGAAATAAAGTTAGTTAAACCGGCCTCTTGGTCCCATTCAGTAGGAATTTCTCCTGGAGGAGTTTGATTTTCAATTTCAATAGCATTATCCGCATTTGCAAGATTATCATTACCTAATATAGTTGAAAGTGTTCTTGCTTCTTTGTACAGTGGTATAATTTGTTTGGGTGTGATGATAAAATACCCCTCAACATAAAATACACCTTCATCGTTTGATATTAATACCGCATCACCGCTTGTTTGTATTTTATCGTTAGTATCCGCCGAAGTTGCATCAACTTTCACAGAACATCTATATTGTGTGTTTTTCACTAGTCTGACGCCATCTTCGCCGATGCTACCATATTCTATTTTGGTTAATATGTCGCCATTATCATATTCACTTTCATTACCATCAATAGATTCTTGATATTCAATAAAAAATATATGATATGGGTCATTCTCTGTTGCTTCTTCGGTATGGATAACCTTTGCCCGTAATGGAGATGTGATTGGGTCGCCTATATCAGCGGCAGAAGAACTCATTAATGATATTGTTGCACCATTAAAATCGCTTAAATTTATATCAACATTGTCATATTGCTTTTCAATTCGTAAAAATTTACATTTGATGTCTGCCATTTGACCATCAAACACCTGACTACCTTCTTTGAATATATGATTGGCAAAACGACTTACTTGATTTTGCGATATACTTTGAAGTTGTGTAAGTTCTCTTGCTTGAACAGCGCGGCCGGGTTTGAACAAAATTCTCAGAAACTTTTTAGTTTCATCATAGTCATCAAAATATGGTGCTTTTGAAAAATTGGCTGGGTCGTATTCACTCATCTAACGCATTCTCCTAGAATCTTAAAAGAAGTTTCATTTCTTCTGCTCGTTCGGTATTTCTCATCACTGGAAGTATGTTTTGTATGTATAACATCTCTCCTGAATCTGGCTTCAATTGTGGGTATTCAATATCTGGACTGACCCCAGTTGGGTCAAGTATATCAGATTTAATAACTCCAACAGTATCTATGTAGGTTATATTATCACCCGCAACAAACAATCCATCCCAATCTTTTAGGCCGGTTACTTCTACAACAGCAGAATTACCATCATCTGATATTACGGAATCGACCACATAACCCTGACCAAGATATTCTCCATTTCTTGTAAATGTAACAGGGTCATCAATAGTTCTGTCAAAATCACCAGGCACAAAAATATTTGAACCATCTGCAACTTCAACATTTAACATATATGTTTGTCTGTATGATGCAAGAGGTATAGTCAAGTTTGAACTATCACTACCCAAAATACCTGCATTTGTTTCGTCATTTCCTTCGATATTAATGTTTCTGATATCAAATATACCAGTATATTCATCAATGTTTGCAAATTGGGTGATTCTTTCACCAGAAATAGGTTTTCCTGTTTCTATATCAATTCTTGGAACAATAAATGTTCCATTTATATTTTTAAGATAAATAAATCCAGACAGTCCACTAACATCAGGCGCCCAATCCACAATTTCTGCGGTCGAATGGGAAGTTGTGCCGATGATGGTCGAACCAACATCAAAGGTTTCATCTGTATAATCTAGTAAATCAAATGGTTGGTTTGTGTCATTATATTTGTCATATGACGGTAGACCATCTGCTGAACTATAAACTGCAAGGCCTGGAATTTCTTCACCAGTTGCCTCGTCTGTGGTTCTACTTTTCTTTATAAAATTACCACTAATAACTTCCAGATATAATTTACCTATAAGTTCATCACCCGCACCTTCTGTGGGGTCTGTTTCGTTCCATAAGGGTGGCACCCAATTTAAAACAATACCTTTGGCACCTGTTTCTTCTTGTGTTACTTCTGAACCAACAATAAAATCATATTCAGCACCACCGTTCAACGGATATACATTTGCATCACCATCTGGGCCTGTTCCTAAATCAAAATCAATTCTAACTTGATTTGGTTTTATAACTCTGAGTCTGATTCTTTCGTCTTGTTCTTCTCCTGCTATTTGTCCTGCAAGAGGCCCCATATTAATAATTGGGTTCTTGATAATACCAAATCGTCTAAAATCGTTTACCACAGAAATTGAACCACCTGATTCACCCTCTGTTCGGACATTAATAATAACATCATTTGCACCGAGTTCAACTTCTGGGTCAGCACCATGTCCACCGGGAGGTGAAGTAATGGGTCGTAATTTTGTTTGTTTCGCATCACCTAAATTATCCTGTGACCCAGACGGTCTTGGTGCTTCCATTCTAATTATAGAATAATCTTTACCAGAATTGACCATAAGAACTTCATCCACTACATACTGAGAAGACCCCGAATAACTTTCAACCATTTTAGGAATTGCAACAGCACCTTCCCCATTACCATATATTTCTATTGTTGGTAAAATTTCAAATCTGCTAATATCGTTTGACGAAACACTTAATGCTCTTGTTAATGGTTTATCAAGAGTAAGTAAAGCATATCCTAATTCTTCATCATTCTCACCGTTTGGTGTTGCTTTTATGATTTTAATATATTGTCCTGCTCCCATTCCAGAATAAATATAAACAGAATATCCAACAATGTCTTCAACTTTCCCCGCATATGTTAAAATGTTTTTCATGTTTAGTGCAATCTCTGTATCTCCTGCTGATGCAGATTTGACCGCAACATTTTGCTGAATTTCAAATTGATTTGGGCCATCATAATGAGTTGCAACAACTGTATGTGGCCAATAAGTTCCTTGTTGAGTAATTTCAACTTGGTCAACACTACCATCAATTGCTTTTTGTTGAACATCATATTGCAATGCCAGTTCACCTGTATATGAAATTCCTCGTAGAGTTTCAACTGGCATAAAATCAGAAGTTAAAAATTTCTTTTTATCTTCTGACACTTGATATAAAAACTTCCACTTATATCCATCGGGTGTTTGAAAAATGTTTGTCGTTGTACTTATTGGTTCATTGAGAGAAGCAGTCCCTTTATTATTTGATATGCACTTATATACTCTGTTATCAGAATTTAGAACATAAAACTTTAATGGACAGGTTTCATTGAACAAATCAAGTTCATCGTCATATTGTGAATATATTGTATTCTTTTCCCAATCATACCTATTTACAATTAAAGATAAATCCCTTGGTTCAATGCGTTGCACTCCTAACATACTATTCCAACATTCAGAAACGGAGATGAAATTATCCAAACTTATAGGTGCTTCTAGGTCATTATCCCAAGGATATGGTCTACTATAAAAAAGATAATAGAAATCATCTGAAACTGTATTAAATGTTTCTATAAATGCATTGGCAAATTGTTTTCTAAATGTTGATTTGATTGGAGTTTGGCTTGACATTTTACCTCACCTGTTTATACGATAAATCGTGATAGTTTGTACTTCGATATTGATATGGGTCGTTGCCTGTAACTCCAGTAGTTATAGGCATATGTAAGAAATCATTCAATATAATATGTATGAACGGATTAGGTATCACCACATCTTCTACGGTTACTAAAGTTGAAACACGAACAGAAGATTTTTTACCATAATCATCAATAGCATCTATATTATTTTCACCAATTGAAATATTAATATCAGTATATTGACTTTCTAAATAATATTCAGAATATCCTGTAAGTCCTTCATAATCTTCGTCCATAAAAGAATCACTGTCTGATATAACATCCAATCTACCAGAAACATGAACTTGAGTAACTCCATCACTGCCGGTAACAGTCAAAACAGAAGAAAGAGGATATTCTTCTACATCAACTATTGTTCCTATTTCAACCTCTGGTTGTTGGTGATAAAATGGTCTTAAGTCCGAACCAGTAACTCTGTCATAATATATGTTTTCTTCTTTTATGTTTTGGTGTATCTTTTCGTGTATTTCTAGTGGAAGGGGTAATGTTTCTATATCTCCGTCATTGTGAAACCATATTCGTTTGATTTCAATTGTTGGTGGTATATATTCTATATTTCTACTATTGGGGTGGGGATATATTATCCAATAATCTGCATTTGTGCAACAACCGAATCCATCATTACCATCAGATTGTGCAAATGGAGTGAATTCACACTCACTCCACCCACCCGAACATCCTTCTGTTCCGTGTTCCAAATTGTTTACATCTGTATCTGGGCAATGGGAGTTATGTCCTAATATATCGTCTATATTAGAATAAAGTGGGCCAGTGAATTGTGTTTGACCGATTGGAACATTATAAGGATTGTGAACATTTGTTCCATATTCGGAAACTGTACCTCTGCCATAACCACCCGTTACAGAACAAGCATATGGATTATATCCTTGTGGATATAAGTCAACTCCCATTGAGTTATTTCTTAGGTTTTCGTGTGTTTCAAATCGGTATGGTGTATAATGTCCGATGAGTGGATTTTCGTAGTAATGTAATTCGTTATGAGAACCATCAATAGTATCAATTCTTCTGCGATACAGAAGAACTTCACCAAACACTTCCATACCGGCCGGGTGTATGATTTTTTTAATGGTGTCAATCCAACCATCATATGATGCCTCAACTTTTAGAACATATGAAAATTGTTGATAATAATGACTGTCTTGGATTTTTTTATTTGAAGACAACTGACCAGACGAACCCTCATAATATCCAGGATATTTTGACATACCACCTGTTGAAACTTCAAAGGTAGCATCTGTTCCAAATGGACTATTTACCACAACAACCCAATCGTCAAGATTTGTATAATTGAATCCGAAATCAACGATTCTGAGTTTTTTAATTGTACCTAGTTGAATTTCTTCATCTGTTTTATATAAACTATTTTGAGTATCTACTTCTTCTATTCTTGCAAGAAACCCAGAACCAACGGGATATTCCGATGTATTTTTTGGTTTCAAGTATATTGTTTCGCCGGGTTGATAATCTTTACCACCATCTTTTATGGTGATATTAGACAAAACAGGAAAAACAAATTCTTTTAGGAGCAATTCACCATCAGCATCCCAACCTTCAATGTTTTTTCCATATACAAATTCTCCAAATACTCCCGCAATAAAAAACTCTGCTACTTCTACACCGTCAATTGGATATAATTGGATGTCTGTAACCCTGGCGTATGCGGTAACTTCTCCCGAATCGTTTCGTTGTTTAATTTCTTGTTGCAACAAAGCAAATAAATCTGATTTATTGTTTGCGGTAGTTTTTATGGAAGTTCTTTCTACCCATCTACCATCAGACAATCTAAGTATATCTTCTTTTGGATAATAAAATTCTGTTGATGAATTATAGAGAATTCTAAACAAAAAGTTATAAGACTTTTCAGAACCTTTTGCTCTAAAAAATTGTCTTATATTTTTAATTAATTTTCTCTGGTTGAGTGGATTTCCGTCCACATCCCTTGCTAAATTTTCTGGAAAATTCAATAGATATTCTTTTTTAAAGTAATCTATAAAAGTATCAATTGTAGAATCAACATCTCGTTGTGATAACAAGTTCAATCCACCTTGAAAATCATCTTTCTCATCCAACCACTCATAGTATGCTTCTAAGAAAGAAACAAACATGGGGTGGTCTGCTCTAACAAAGTTAGGCAACTGTGAAGAAATTATTTGAGATGACTTGGGATAGTTTTCCATTTATTTACTCGTTTTAAGATACAATATTAGTAGATGTTTCTGACCAAAGATTGCTCGTACTTGTGCCAACCGAAGAAGAATTTACATCAACACAAAATCTAGTTTCAATTTCTGCATTTATGTCTGATATTTTTTTAACAGATACTATCCGTGCATCAGTATCATTATCGTCTACTAATAAAATCATATCTCTGCGAACTGACATTTCTCCGTTTCTTTCAGCAGGAACAACAGTAATTCTTAGAACAACATCATCAACTAATTGATGGGGATTAAATGATTTTAGTTCAACCACACCATTACAATAATCAATTGTTCCGGCCGTATTTGTAATATATCGTTTTTTGTTATCTTCTATAGTATAAATTCTAACATTACCTGAACCATCATCATCAATGTATGCAATAGAGTACGGGTCTTGTTCTGTTGCTTTCTCTGGGTCAAATATGTAAAATCCATTACTTGTCAGAACAGAACCGCAACCTTCTCCAATAGGATGCCAAATAGCATTATAAAAATTGATACTATATGAAATTGCTACATCAAAAGTAGGTTCAAATCTTTTTTGTATTCTTATATCTGTAGAAGTCCCCATAATAGAACTATCTAACCCATCAAGATAGGCAGCAAAATTGGAGTATCTGAAATGATTATCGAACTTTTCAAGAGATGCATTTGCATATGTTGACATACCATCTTCAATAAGTTTTTGAATATCTGTGGCAGTTTTATTAGTTTGTCCTTGAATATAATGAACAACACCATTGAAAAGAATATACACATAATCGGGGTCAACAATTTCTGGTTGAATTCCTACCAAATTTCGTTTTTTAATAATAGTATTGCTTATGGAGATTTTTTCCAAATCACTTAGAACTGTGCCGTTCTTTGGTTTGATAGCAATAAATACTTTACCATAAACGGGCGGTTCATTATCTTCACCACCCCAAACACGAACAGAATCCGCAAATGGATAATCTCTACCAATTAGGAATTCATAATCACCAATTGTTACTGCTCTCTCTTGTGCTTGATAACTTCTTGGTGCGTAATATCTAATAGATTCGTTTGATTCTCTATCAGCACCACCTTGAGAATAGTCTACAACAGAACAGATATAATTATATGGCATAGTAAATGTTGGAGTATTTTCTTGTTCCCCAAAACCAATTCCGTTTGCCCCCTCACCACTGGATTCCATATATTCCACTATGATAACATTACCATTTTCAACACCTTGTCCTGCTATATTATCTCCAAAAAATACTTCATATTTTCCATCACTTGATTCTTGTAAAAAATAAACCTTTGATGTTGGTTCGAGCAGGTTTGAATCAAGACCCCTTTCCCAAGGAATATCATATCCACTAATATCTTCTATTGATTTTTGAACCCTTACTTTCATAGTAGATGTGTCTATTTTATCTGAATCTATAATAAATCGTTGATTAATATTATTTTTATCGACTACAAAAGAATTTGTTTTGAATTTACCTTCAACCAATTCAACATTATCAATAGTCCATTCAATAGTGTTACCATCATCGTCAAATTTAGTCGGAATATATTTTTCAGAATTTTGATTTCGGAAAATATAAGATGAACCATCTAATGTTGCAATAAAAGGAGTATTTGCATCCAAAAATCCATTATGGTTGTTATTGGTTGCAACAATTTTTAAATTTACTCTTGCAGAAGTAACCGACCTTGGAGTATATCCTAATTGTTTTGCGTGAGATACAATAGAATCCCTTACAATTGCAGTATCTAAAAACATCTCATTGGCAACCATATTACTATAGAAACCGTTATAATGTGTGTTGTATGCAAGAATATCCATAAGAATATTCAAACCAGAACCAGTAAAATTGTAATCCTTAAATTTGTCTTGACTGGCAAGGAATGTAGAAAAACTGTCTTTGATATCATCAAAGTCTAAGTTTATAACTTTTAATGATGATTGATTAGAGTTCATTATCGTAACCTCTCTAGTTTAAGTTGAGTCGTGACATTTTCTGAGGTATTTTGTATTCGGAATACAATCGTAATACCCACATAATTTTTATCATTGTCGCCCGACACTATAACATCTATAACTTCTATTCGGGGTTCATATACACTAAGAGTGTGTCGTATTGCCTGCTCAATTCTAATTTCTGTGAGAGGTGTCATATTTTCAAACAACCTATCACCAATTTGACATTCAATATCTGGTTGCATCAACCGTTCAAATTTTGATGTAAGTACCAAATTCTTAACAGACCGTTTAATAGCAACATCATCTTTCAATATATTTACATCACCACTAATAGGATTTTTAGTAAAATTTAAATCTATATCAGAAAATCTATTGTTCTTTGCCATTTGTTCTTTTCTCTCTCTAGTTGAATTTGTAGTCGGTTTCTAGCATCGATTAATTGTAAAGAAATATGTTCAGCATCAATATTGTCCACTTTACTCCACGCACACCATTGACACATTAAAAATCCACTGTATACACCCTTCTTATATATGGGCGCAACCGAATATGCCAGAACATTTGCGGCATCAAGTTGTGATTTTGAGTAACTGTCTTCGTCCTCAGAAACAATATGCAAAGTTGATTTATCGGTTTTTGTTTTATCTAGCAGATGAATCATCAAAGGCATCTGTAAATCAGTCCAATTTTTTGATTCCATCGACACACCATTTCGTAAAGATTCGTGGGTCATTGTCATTTTTGCCATAGGGTTTCCATCAAAGAAATTACCACCATTATGGAATTGTACTACTTGAACCCTTGCACAATCCGTATTTACTCTAAGTTCTGTTAGAATTTCATAAACTCTACTATGACAGTCATAATATATGTTGGAAAGATATGGTTTTTTCTTTTTTGTATATTTCCACGCAGTCAACACCAAAGGCCAAGTAATTATACACCCCGCAATAAATGCGGCCGCAATAAATCCCCATTCAACAACCGAACCCACGATATCTGTTGTATCGCCTATTCTATTATCAAACAACTCGGTAGTAGTGTTTGTAGTAACACCCATTAAATTTTTTATATAATCAATCATTATTTCTCCGAATGATAAAGTATTTTGCCTATTTTATGTATAATAATATTAACTGCTTGCACCATAAGAACCTCCATCAATATTTTCATCATATGGAGTGTCTGGGTCTATACCAGTTGTCATACCAAGTGCATTCTCTATATCAGAGAACCTTCTCTCTATATCATCTGTGAACGGTGCAGGGGGTGGAGTGGTAGTTGCAATTGGTTCTTCGATTTGACTCATATCAACAGTTGATATATCGGGTAGTGCATCATGAACTTTTCTGGGTTGTTCGTTTACTGCAATTGCACTTTTCAATTCATCACTTGCTATAAATTCTTTGAATAGGGCCGCACCAAAACAATTACCACCTTCTTCTTTAGATTTTGTAGCAGATGCAATACCATCACCTAACCCTTTTTTCAAAACATATCCTAATGCTTTGTTTAGGTTGTTATCATCTCTATTTTTCAGTGAAGTTAATTGATTACCGATGGCCTGTGCTTGACTCAAAATGCCCATAACCTCAGTTTCGTTTGCGGTGTTGCCTAGTTGTGCAGTAAGATTTTTCAATTCTTCCATCTTACCTGTACCTTCAACTAATCCACCAAACATATCTTTGAAGTGGTCTTTTGTGCCTTTTTCTATACTTTCCTTTGAATCATTGTATGCACTAGCAATACCAAATATCTTTTGAAAATCTGTGGTGCTACCTTTACCAGAAAGTTTATTTGTGTGAGCGTTGAAATCACTCAACACATTTTGTATATCAGCAATTTGCTGAGTGATGGCCTCACCATTAGGACCATCGACATCAACACTATTAAGAAACCCACCAATGGAAGCATTAGTTCCGGCGGTGGGATTCTTGAAGGCCTTACCATTCATAACAGCATCAAGAATTTTTCTTGTGCCTTTTTCTATTTCGTTTCTTTTTGGTTTACAGTCGCCTGGAATATAACTCATACATTATCTTCCTTGTCTATAAAAACTTCTTTACCAAGAACAGGACTACTTTTCCAAGGATGACCTTTTGGTTGACCAATCATTGTAGGACACCAATCACCACCAAAGTGACCTTTACTTTTCATATCTTTTAACCATTGCTCGCCGAAGTTTGCAATCAAAAAGTCATCTCGTTTTTCACTATGAGTATTGTGATAGTATCTGCTTTGATACACTACCTGTTCAAATGGTATGATTTCTTTTTGTTTCATTTATCCCCCCGCAAACACATTCCCTGAACCACTTGCACAAGCAGAACCACAGGCAACAGGGTCGCCTATTCTTGCAAGTTGTAAACCATTAGCAAATACTGTACTAGAACCCGCTGCTAACGAACTTCCATGACAAGGTGGTCCGCAACAATGTGTTGCCCAACTATCTCCTTGTCGATGAACAGGAATACTATTACAAAAAACATTGGGTGATGCAGAAACATTTGGTCGTGAACCAAAACATCCGTGTCCTGTGCAAACATCTCCTAATCTATGTACTGGTGGCATTATTTTCTCCTTAGTTTAAGTCAATGGT